CAAGATTATCTTCTACAATCCCCCTGAAGATGCCATATAACTTCTCTCTGGGTAAAGTCATATCTGAAAATTCGTTTTTTAGAATAGACACTATTATATTTCTCCAATTATTATGCCATTTTTCTATTTTTTAGGTACTACAATATTATATAATGTGGCCTTATGTAATGCTTTATTATCAGCATCAGTATAACCTGTTTTTATAGCAACTATTAATTGTCTAAAATATGGCTTTGTTTTACTACTGAATTGATGTGTTATAGATTTTACAAGGAATTTTCCTTCATATAATTTATGTAATACTTCAGTATCTGAAACACTTTTCCAAGGAATATCTATCATCATTCCAGCATATCTTCTGTCATGTCCTCTTACCATCATTAAAACTGCAAATTGTTTTGAATATCTTTTTATAAATTCACCATACGCTATATTTTTCAAAATATTAATATCATTATCACCTTCAAGTGTTATTTGAGAATTTTCACTACTAATATCTTGAAATAATGTTTTTTTACCCATCATTGTATATTTAGATATTATTTCAGAATATGTATATGATAAATCTAATAAAGATTTGGTTTCAAAATCATATCCTAATTTATGTCCACCACTCAAATAAGATAATGATTGATAATTTATTGGTTCAATACTATAAGATAATATTTTATTTTCTGAATCAACATTATCAGTATCAGTAAATACATATTTAGCAATGGTAGACTCATCTTTTTCAAATTTAGTATTAGTAAATAATGTTTCAATGGTAGTACAATTCATTCCTTGTGTATTACTATATAATAAATAACCTGATTTTCCTGATATACTACCGGAAGATCTTTTTAAAAGCCATTTCAACGCTTCTAATGGTGTCCAATATGCCATATAAAAATATGGTATAATTTCTTTAGGTTCTTCAAAATTTTTAAATTGTGTTATACTACACATATTTTTACATATATCTTTTACAATTACAGATATTTTTTTATCTTTCCATGAAATACTATATTTATGTTGAGTTAATGTAAGATGAATAGGTTCAACAAGATACATTTCAATCATGGTCATTGCACTTCCTGTTAAAGAAGAGCCCTGATGAATTTTTTTAAAATCATATATTATAAATGTTTTTGTTGTTTCATTTTCACCATATGTTATAGTTACAACTTCATTTCCTGTAATGGGTAGTTGTTCTATTGAACCAATCCTATCAAAAAACATTAATTTTCCAACCATACAAACTGAAAATATATCTTCGATCATTTCAAATAAATGTATGTCTTCATTCCCAATAGATAAATCACCCAAATCAGGAGAAATAATTTTTACTGTAAATTTTCCTTCTTCAGTATCACGCATCTTATTTCTCCGAAATATCTCTTATTTCTCTTATAATTAAAGGTATAAATGATTCTCTTAAAACTTTTATATTTTGCCCCGGACCTAATTCTTCAAATGGATTTATTATATTATTAGATAGAAATATTATCCACCATAAATTTACATTTTGATATATTGTATATGCTATATTTTCTGAAAATTCATCTTCCTCTGTTTCATATGTAATAAAATTCATAATATCTAACATAACATCCTCATTGATTGAAAACGATCTAAAAATATTTAAAAAATTATTACCATCATCATCTTGTAAAATATTAAATAATTTAAGAAACGATACGTTACTTAATCTATGATTAGTTATTTCATAAAAATCTTCGGTTATTCTTTTAGTAGCCATAATTAATTATCCTATATTTTATATGTTAATATTCTATCGGGATCAAATACATCATCATATAATGGCATATATTCTGTAACAGAAACCCTCAATTCACAATATGTTGGTAGCCCATTTACCCAAGGACCTTTAAAAACAGGATTAATTTGTTTTATAATAGCATTTTTCATAAGAAGAAAATCTCCTGGATCAGAATATATTTTAAAAAGATATGGTGGTTCAATTTTTGTATTTGCCATTGTTGTTTCACTATCTCCTTTATATTTTGACGGAGATGATAAAAATTGTAAAAATCTTACAGGTTCAACAACATCGGCATATCTATCTTCATATGCAAATAGATGAAATATAAATTCATATGATCTTCTTTCCGATGATTTATATGTTAATGGTGTATCTACTCTAGTAAATGGAACTTTACCTCCACCAGTAGACTGTAATTCACCCGCAATTTGTTTAACTTTTCCAAAAAGATCCTTTCCTAAAGTACCTTTTTGTAATGATTCCATATAACCTTTAAAAGTTTCTTTACTCATACCATGTTTTTTTAATACATCACCTAAACCTTGAATTTGTTCCCACCATGATCCACCTAGTCTTGCATACATTTCTGCTGCTTTTGATGATATGGATTCATACGATGCCCATTCATGAGATAATGATTCCATAATATCTCTTGGCATAAGAAAGAAAAAGGTATAATTAATTTCCTGATTTGCTTGTACAGGACCTTGAGAAGCATCAGCATATATAGTACCTATTTTTATACCATCAAAAACCAAATATGTTAAAGTGTTAATATCATCTATTTCTCTAGCAACCACATAACTTGGTGGTGGACACCAAAATGTAATATTTTGTCTTTTTGTTGAAGATTTTTGAATATCAGGCGGTGTAGGAGTTTTTTTATCTTCAGTAGTCTTTTTTACCATTGGTACTTTAGATTTAGCCTTTTTAGATGTAACTACTGATTTAGTTGCTGAACTCACAACTCCTTCTGGCTTTTTCTTGAGATCACTGTCTTGTATCTTACTTGCATCAACTAAACCCATTATTCCCATAATCTAATTTCCTCTATATTGAATTTTGACATATAAGCCACATTAATGGTGAACTTCCTAATATTGATGGTGATGGTTCTGGAATATTACTTTTTTGAGAAGAATCACTTCCACCACCAGCCATTGCAACATTACTATCTCCTCCAGATATCATTGCATTACTTGCTGCTTGTTGAATTTCTGGAGTTGGTACAGCATTTTCCATTGCTAATGATTTATCTGCTGATCTTATTGCTTCAGGTGCACCAGAAGTACTCAATATCGGCGGTGTAGTTTTAGCTTCACTTGGTGTAATTTTAACAGAATCCATTGGACTTATACCCATCATTCCAAACATATCTTTTACTGGAGAAGGAATAGTATCACCGCCTGTACTCAATATATCTGAAAACATATTATTTACATCTTTACGAAGATCTTCGCCTTTATTTTTTTTCATATTATCTTTTAATGTCTTCATAGCATCTTTTGAATTAGATATTACATTCAATATATTACCTTTTACCTTTCCACCCATAACATTAGGTGCTACTTTAGAAATAGAGCCAAATATATCAGATATCGGATCACCTGTTTGTGCTGGTGTAGGTGTAGTAGATCCTAAACCTGCAGAACTTAACATTGACATCATAGCACCAGAAGCTAAAACACCTAAAAGTTCATCGACAATAGGGGGCATTGCACCAACACCACCTAATAATCCAGCACCTGCTCCCATCAACCCTAACATACTTCCAAAACCAGATTCTGCTCCTGTACCCGATGGTATACCAGTACCTTTCCATGCCAAAGTTCCCATCATTCCTGAATTTTTAGTAACTTTATCAATATAATCTGGATTTATTCCTATTTTACCCGCACCTGCATTATATGCCGAAATTGCTTTATTCATATCACCGTTTACTCGTTTATCTTTAAGTAAACTAGCTAAATATGCTGTTCCGGCCATTACATTTTGTTCTGGATTGAAATAATCTTGCACGCCATATTGTGTTTTCCACATATCATCATATTTTGAATTGAGTTGCATCAAACCGAAACTATTCTCTGGTGGTTTACTTCTAGCCAATGCATTAAAGTTACTTTCAGTTTGTATAATTCCTCTTATAATACTTTCTGGAACACCATATTTTGCACTTGCTTTTGCAATTATTGCATTTATATCATAATCCTTTGACATAGAAACTGGTGACATTTGTATATGAACAGGATCTTTTACAGGATATGGTCTATAAAATCCAAACTTAGCTAGCTTATCATCTTTCTCTAATTTATTTGCTGTTGCTGCTGGAATATCTATAGCCATACCATAATTATGAAAAGATGTTCCGGGCTGTGCTACACCATATGGATATTTTGATGGATTTGCTTGTCTTTCAGCATACATTCTTGTTTGTTCTTCTATTGATCTGTATGCAGATGTTACAGGAATATTGCCTACACTATCACTCATCAATTTGAATCTTTGCATAAATGCTGGATTCATTCCAGAAAAATCGGGTTTATAACCTGGTGCCGGTCCGTAACCATCTCCAATTTCTCTTCTTCTTGCTTTTATTGGCGGATCACCAGTTGCATATGCAGCATCATCTTTAAATACAGAAGTCGGATCTTTATATGTTTTATACATACCATAACCAACACCCGCGGCGACAGCAGCTGTCATTGCTGCAACTCCAGCTGTTCCTAAAGTAAGGCTACCAGCAGTTTTTACTGCTCCCGGTATAATATCTTTTCCACCAGCTCCTGCTAATAATCTTTGTGCAGCAGTATTTAAAAGCATTGCAGAATTATCAAGTTTACTAAATATTGAATAAATATAAATAGCTTTAAGTGGAAAAAGTACTAATGAACTAAAAAAATCAAATATTTTACCCATTACTGGTTGTAATAAATAAAATCCTGAAAATACTAGACCAATTTTTCCGATAAAATCTGATTCATTCCATGCTTTTGTAAAAACTTCCCACATCCATTTAGTTAAATCTATACTAGAATCAATTATTTTACCTGCAAGTGCTTTAAGAGAATTAACAATAAGAGTAAATCCCTCACCTTCAACACCAAAATACTCTTTAAACCATCCTATAAAGGGAGTGTAAATATAATCCACAAAAAAGTTTTTAAAACTATTCCATATTGACCTTATTTTTTCTCTAGTTTCTTCACTATGTTTACCAAGTGCCGCCCATGCAAAAGTTGCCCCACCAACTACAAAAGATATAGTTTTTAAAAGTTTAGATGTTTTTATAAAATTAAATGTTTTGGAAATTATTCCCTCACCATCATCATCACCACTTTTCTTTTTTATATATAATTTTTTTAATTGTTCTTTCCATGATCCTCCATATGGATCCCATGATTTTTTTAATAAAAATGGTGACATCAACGCCTTCATTTTTTCTACTGGTCTATCCTGTGATTCATAAATACCTTTTAAATATTTTAAATTAAATCTTCTTTCAATAGCTTCCTTATATGGTGATATTTTTTTACCAAAATAAGTTTTAAATGTTGATTTTAATGTTTTTTTTCCTTCTGGATCAAAAGTTTTAATTACAGATTTTCTTTCTTTCCATTGAGTAGATAAACTTTTTACTATCTTTTTTAATAATCCTTCTTGTTTTTTTTCACTTATTACTAACTTTTCAGTTTTTTGCAAAATGCTTGTATTATCAATACCTTTTTTTATTTTAATATAAGGAGAAGATATAAGGGCACCAATACCTAACATTAATTTAGGAAATATTTTTAATAATGGCTCTAATAACATTTTTCGTAAATAATCACCAGAACTTTTTAATACATTAACAAATGGTTCTACTTCTCTATATAAGTCTCCAAATAATTCTCCAAAAAATTTATTATATACTCCTTTTAATGAATCAAATAACCTCTCTGTTTGATATTTAAATTGAGTTGATAATTTTGCAAAGAATAAACCAACATTTGATGATATAATTTTTTTAAATATTGGGCTTTTAGTTAAATCAGTTTTTTTCAATCCACTCATATAATTTTTATATTCTTTTAATCGCATTTGTTCTAAATCAGGCGTTTTAATTGTAGGTGTTTTGCCTGAAACTCTAGGCATAGATGTAGGATAATCCATGCTATTAACAGTTTTAGCTAAACTCTTTATAGCAAAAGTTAAATCTTTTACCATATCTCCAGTAATTGGTGCTGAAAACCCCATTTATTTCCTCTGTGTTATATTTTTCTTCAATTTTTCATTTTCAACCTGAGTTCTCAAATCTCTTATTATCAAGTTCAAAAAAGCCTCTCTTTCAAAATCAGCAAGTTCATTACTTTCTTCAATACTTATATTAGCTTTTGTTGCTAAATAATATTGCTCCTCTGTTATGCTATGTAATGTATTACCAGAACACACCACATAGCTTAGGAGAAAAAATTTTCTAACGGAATTTCTTTTCTTTCTTTATGTTCACAGTGAGCACATACAACATCAAATGAAAAATCAACACCAAAATCATTATCTTCAAACCATTTTGATATAATTTCAACACTTTTTGATGGAATATTTTCTATCAAATAAATTTTATCATCTAAAGTTAAATCTGTTTCTTCACCATCTGGTGTTACTATAGATTTTACGGTAACTGCATATGATAATGTTGACTCTTCTATCATTTTTTGGTTTTCTGTTAAGTCTGGCAGTGTTGATAAGTACTCTTTATATTCTTTTTGTAATTCTCTTGTCAAATATGTTACCCTAATTGATAACTTATCATCAAGTTTTACGATATTTCGATCAGATTCTTGTAAAACATCATTTTTTATTTCTTCGTTGTCATCAAGAATTAATTTTCCTCCCTTTTTCATTGGAATTACTTTAGATGTTTTCTTTTTCTCAACAGGTTTTGCTAATACTTCTTTTGGAAGCTTTTTAACTTCTAATTTAGATAAATTTACTGATTGTGCAGATTGTGATTCGCATTTACTACATCTGGATTGAAAAGAATAAGTATTTCCCTTTGTAGCCTTTCTTATTTCTAATAGTAAATAAAATCTGTCTTGAAGATATAATTCACCAACATCAAAATCCTCATCAATAACACATTCTGAAATAATATTATCTAATGATTTTTCAATACTATCCATATCTTCAGATGTTTCATAAAGAAGTAATCTCTTTATCTGACCTGTTGTGATTGGTTTGAAAGTTACTAATTTTCCTGTTCCAGGTAATTCACTTTCAAATTCATAAAAATTTACATATTTCCTAAAATTTGACATATTTTTCCTCCAACTTTTTTATTTTTTTGTTTTTAATAAGTTCATTACTTCATTTGTAACAATATCAGTACCACCAGCTTGCATAAACCCACCTGCTGCCTGTTTCAACATTTCAACAATCACGCTTGGTTTATGTTCTGTCACAGTATGGTATTGATATGCAAATGTTACGTCAAATGTTGCGAACTCATTAGAACTGTAATCCAATGCCACTTGACCAATTTGTTTAGGCCATGCATTATATAATTTATAACAACTTATTTCTTCAGCAGTTTCCATTCCTATCAAATATAATAATTGATCTGACATATATGTTATTGGTTTTCCATAAGTATTAGTTTGTGGATTATGTATTATTTTTTGCCAGTCATTAAATTTCTTTAATATTTTAGCTTTATGATCTACATAAAATGTTACAGTCCATTCTGAAAATCTTTGTGTAGATGCTATTTTATATTCTTGACCACACCAAAACGATGATATTTCTTGTATAGTTGATTCTGGTAATTGTGTAGATTTAACATAATATCCAAAATCATTAGTTCCAGAACTTAATCCTACAAGATCAATACCAGAATTTGCTACTGCTAAACCGCCGGCAATACCTGCCGATGCAAGACTACCTAAATCTGTTGGTATATTGCCACCGGCCAATGCACCTTGTAAACCTGCTTGAGCAACATTACCAAATCCCGGAAATTGTATTTGAATAAAAAATAAATACGCTCTTGCATTACCGCCGAGAAATTTTGATCTAAATGAATCTATATCTATATTAAATTTCATTAAAACATCCCTGCAATTTTGTTAGTTGCCTGTTTTATCAAAGATTCTGTAACAGAATCTACTCTACTCACATCAAAATATTGATATGAAAAAGTAACTTCTAGTGTCGCTATTTCACTAGAACCATAATCTAATGTTACTTGACTCATTGCCTTAGGCCATGCTCCAAATAATTTATATGTAAAAAAAGATGATCCCTGATAATCAACTAAATGAATTTGTTGATCCTTCATATAAACATCAGGTAAACTAGTCTCGCATATTTCCATCCAATTAAAAAATCTTTCTACTATTTCACCTTTTTCATCTATATTCATTGTTACTGTCCAATCTCCATATGATGGATATCCTGCTGTCTTTAAATCAAATTTAGTATATGGTGTTACAACTTCATTCAATCCATATGATGGTAGTATTGTTGATTTTACAAGATATGGAAATTTATCTTGTTCGGCACCTAGTCCAAATGTACTCAATACTGTTTGAGCAACAGAAAGCCATCCAGAAGATTCAGGTTTAGTAGGTTCTGGAAAAGTAAATAATACAAAGAAAAGATATTGTCTGGCACCGCCGAGAAATCTTGTTCTATAACTTTCAATATCAAAAAGTGTTTTCATTTTCTCCTCAAATAAAAAGGTCTAAAGAGATTTTTATTTTTCCCTTTAGACCTTTGAGATCCGTCTAGACTAACCATGAGCCTGAGTGGGTTATATAACTATTTATAAAAAGTTATATAATTTTTTATGCAAATGTTGCTTGAACACCATATTTTGCTATATCAACTACATGATAAATATATGTAAATGTTACATCAAACTGAACAACATCATTAGCAGAATAATCAAGATTAGCATTACCAACCATTTTTGGCCATGCGCCAAATAATTTATATTTAGTAATTGGTATACCTTCAAGATTTAGAAGTTCTATTTGTTGATCCATCATATATTTACTTGGAACTGTATATTTATTAGTTGTTGGATCATGAATTAAAGACGCCCAGTTATGAAACATTTGTTGTATTTTTGCGTCAATGTCAACATTAAAAGTAACATTCCAATCAGAATATGTATATTTACCAGCAATTTTATAATCAAATCCCTGCCAATTCATCATAATTTCATCTGATGATGTTTCAGGTAATGATGCCGTTCTTA